CTTTAAGCCATCTTGTTTTTGAGGCCAGTATAACTGTTTCTGAGCTGGGGATCTGAAAGTGATCTCCTGGACGTGTCGAATCGTTTCGAAAAACGTCGGAAATTCATTCGGATATTTCTCATCTTCTGCAGGACGCGAGAAGAGGAGGTGCTGTGACTTCACGATGTCGGGAAGTCCAGCCATAGCCGGAGTAAATCCTTCATCTTTGAAGCGGGTATACACATCGGAACAAACCTCGTAAACATCACTGTGAACACCACAGTTTGCCCATGCGATACCAATGGCTCGAGCCATTAGTTTAGCTTGGTCTGTGTTTCGTTCGGGGTATAACAGTGAAGCGAGTAGTGCTTCTTTGTTTCTTGTCGGGTAACCGTCCTTGTTAGTAAATCCTAGAACAGGTAATCCGTTAAGTGAATTGCCCATCTTGGACTTCTTAGTGTTTAAGACAGCTCCAAAATATCGTTCAGCTGTTGAAGCGAACTGATCGATAAACGACTGGTGTATTTGCTCTGGTACAATTTCGTTGAAACAGACGAGTGAGTCGTCTCCTTGAACTTTGATTCCTATTTTATCAACGTTGATTCCTTGTTTGATTAAACAAGTGTAGATCATTAGTGCGTTGTAGAGTGAATCCATTAATTGTGTTTGGAAGAATCCGGAAGCGATACCGGCATGTTGCCGTTCGTATAATCTACCATCAGGTAGAAGGTCCGGGGTGTGCTTGATTGCGTTGCACATCCATTTCCAGAGATTTTCGAGTTTTTCAGGGTCGGTCCAAGTCTCAGGGTAGAGATTGGTAGGCATGTAGCCATTTGTGAAATCGATGTTAGATCGTAAGAGATCATGAAGATCATCGATGACCGTGAATTGTGCGCGTTTGTCAAATTGTCGCCAATCGAAGGCGAGGTAGGATCTTGCACGTGGGTGGTTGGTGTGAAACCAGTTGTATAGTTTCGCCCATCCGCCTTTAAGGGTTTCGAAGCCCCATAGCATAGGTCCATTTCCATCTTGATTAACAAGATGATTGATCAACGGCCATAAAAACATGGCTTCTACTTGAAGCAGAAGTTTGGGTACGCCAAATACCATGCGGATTTTGTCATCCTCATGTGATTCTACTAGATGTGATCTAGCATGCGCTGTGTTCCAGTACTTTGCGTCTCTGTTGTGTATATCGGTTGTACCGCCGAGTTTGATTCGGTGAATGGTTTGACGATTGTAAACAAAGATGTGGTTGTAAAGATTGTGGAATGTCAGTCTTGGTGATAGGACTTGACCTTGTTCGTACATGACTTGGAAGTCGTGCCTCAATTTCTTCGAAGAAGAGAAAGGGGCCTCTGCAGAACTTGAGAGTGGCCAGGGATAGTTCCGCAAGTCAGGAAAAGAAACGGGTCTGTATCTTTCAGGGGTGCTGAAAAGTGATTTGACCTTGTCGAGTGCCATGTAATAGGCAACGTCTTTTATGACATTGTGTTTGGGAACGTCTCCTTTGAGATAGTCCGTGATCAGAGCTTCCTTAGAAAAGGTGGATCTGCGGTAACCGTAAACGGTTTTAGCAAAAGCCTCGGTACTAAGATTGCGTCTGAGTGACTGAATAACAGCTTGTTGGATTCCTCCTCCTGGATGGATGGGGGAAGCCAATTCGGGGTGGCGTCCGATAAGCTTTAAGTTAGACATGTTAACACGAAAGTTGTTGTGAATAAGAGTATGGGTTCTTTAAGTTTAAAAGACCAGGGGAATTCTACTTGTTGG